GACTTCGTTGAAACTTACATTGATAGAGATAAAATATTTGAAGCAGAGTTGGAAAACAAATTAGATGATTTCTAAAATGCATTGAAATGGGAGAAAGCAACAACAGAAACAAAAACAGCAAAGAAATTTTTTGCTTTTTAGAAAAAAATCCGTATATTAGTAAAACATAAAACATAAAATATGAACAAAAACAATTTATTAAAATTTATCCAAAAGTATTCGTTAGGTGGACTTATCGAATCAGTAGCATGGAACGCAGAAGGAACAAAGTTATCAGTTAGATTTATTTCTGATGATAAAACCCTATTGGGTGAAGTAGAGTTTAACGCATTCACTTCAACACCATTTAATGTAGGTATTTATACAACATCATTGTTAAAAAATATGATTGGTGTATTGGATAGTGATATCGCATTGAAAGTGGATAAAGCGGGTGATAAAGCAGTTACGCTTAAGTTGAGTTCAGATGATACTGAAACTTCTTATCAGTTGGCAGACTTGGGTGTTATTCCACCAGTTCCAGATTTGAAAGCATTGCCTGATTTTGGTATTACAATTGATATGACATCACAAATGGTAGACCGTTTCATCAAAGCAAAGGGTGCATTGAGTGATGTAGATACTTTCACAATCTTTACAGAAGGTGGTGATTTGAAAATGGCAATTGGTTATTCTTCAATTTCGACAAACAGAGTAACATTCACAGCAATTAAGGGATTTGATGGTGAAGTAAAACCAATCTCATTCTCTTCAAAATATTTAAAGGAAATTCTTACAGCAAACAAAGAAGCAACTAATGCTAAATTAAAAGTTTCAACTGATGGTTTATCAAATGTTGAATTCCAAATTGATGATTTTGTATGTAAGTATTATTTAGTAGAAATTTCAAATTAATAAAATGACAAACGAACAATTAGAATTATTCCCAATAGAGGAAGAACAATTACAAGGTAGTGTAGAAATTGAACAACCAAAAACAATTGGAGATGCTGAATGGTGTTTTCAATTTTTTAATAACGAACCTGTAGTATTTGGTTGGCAAGGTGAAAATACAGAACCATCACCATTGGTATTACAACTACAACCAATGGAAGGTGATGTGTTGACATTTAAACAAAATGGTATGGAATTTAAAATATTCGCAAGACCAATTTCCGAAGATACAAAACAAATTAGAAAAGAACAAGAAAAAGAAAATGGAGATAGTAAAGATTAAAAAGCTACATAAAGATGCTGTAATTCCACAATATGCAAAGTATGGGGATGCCGGAATGGATTTGGTGGCAACATCAATCATATCTAATACAACATTTGATGTAACCTATGGAATGGGTATTGCATTAGAAATACCTGAAGGATTTGTAGGATTGATATTCCCTCGTTCATCAATTAGAAAAACTGATTTAGCATTAACAAACTGCGTTGGTGTAATTGATAGTGGATATAGAGGTGAACTACAAGCTACATTCAAAAAGGTATATGGAAAAAATGATATTCGAATTGATGAAGTTGATTACAAAGTGGGTGATAGAATTGCACAAATCATAATCCTACCATATCCAACAATCAGATTTGAAGAAGTAGAACAATTATCTAACACCGAAAGAGGCGAAGGTGGATTCGGTTCAACTGGAAATTAATATGAGTTTTTTCGCAAACGATATAAACAAAAGAGAACATAGTTTGTGGGTGGAGAAATACCGCCCACAAACTCTTGCTGACTATGTTGGTAATGAGACCATCAAAGAAACAATTCAGCAATATTTAGATGCCAATGATATACCACATCTATTGTTGTATGGAAAAGCCGGCACAGGTAAAACAACATTGGCAAAGTTAATCGTAAACACTATCAAATGTGACTTTATGATTATTAACGCATCGGATGAAAACAATGTGGATACCGTAAGAACGAAGGTAAAGAACTTCGCATCATCGGTAGGTTTCGCAGGATTTAAAGTGATTATCCTTGATGAGTTTGATTATATGACACCGGGAGCACAGGCAATCCTTCGTAACTTAATGGAAACATTCAGTAAGCATTGTCGTTTCATCTTAACTTGTAACTATATTGAGAAAATCATTGACCCTATCCAAAGTAGATGTCAGTCTTTCGCAATTACACCTCCAACTAAAAAGGATGTAGCAGTTCAAGTAGCAAAGATATTGGATTCCGAAAAAATTAAGTATGAACCAAAGAATATGGCCGATGTGATTAATTCATATTATCCAGATATCCGTAGAATACTTAACACTTGTCAATTACAATCTGCAAAGGGAGAATTGAAAGTAGACCACAAAGTGATGGTTGAATCAAACTTCCAAACGAAATTGATTGACTTGTTAAAATCAAATGATGACAAACGTAATTTGTTTATGAAGATTAGACAAGCAGTAGCAGATAATCATCTAAACGATTATTCAGAAATGTATTCAATGTTATACGATAAAGTAGATGAATACGCTGCAGGAAATACTGCAAACGTAATCCTAACTATTGCAGATGGATTATCCAAAGATGCATTAGTAGTAGATAAAGAAATCGTATTTATGAGTACAATTATTCAAATTTTAAATATTATAAAATAATGGAACAACAAGGACAAGGGTTACCAATGAATTTCAAATTAACAGATGCAAGAGAAATGCTCTGTGAGTGTGGTAATGATACATTTATGCCAGGTTTTAGATTTAGAAAGGTATCACGTTTAATTACAGGTGGTGCAAAAGATAGTATACTTCCAATTGAAATGTACCTTTGTACACAATGTGGTAAACCTTTGCAAGACCTTTTGCCTGATGAATTAAAAGATAAAAAAATTATAGAATAATGGCAGTTAAAAAGTTATTTGACCATTTAAACGCAATAACAGCAGAGCAAGACCCAAAGTATTTTGAAAAACTTTCCGAAGAAGATTTGAAATCATGGAGTAACTTTATGATTAATCGTTTTCTTTCTATGAAACCAGAGTGGGTTGAGTTGATTGCAACTTTACTACCTTTGACGCAAACCCTGCAACCAAAGGAAATGTATAAGTTGTATATTAGTGTTATTCCAAAAGGCAAATACTTTTTAAAATATATAAAAGGAAAATCAGCTGACAAATACGAAGATTTTTTAGTTGAATTAATTAAAAAAGATTTTCAATGTTCGGAAAAAGAAGCATTGGAATATATAGAAGTTCTTTACTCAACTAGAGAAGGTAGAGAAAATATAAAATATATTTGCGAAAAATATGGAACTGATAAAAAACAAATAACTAAATTGAAATTAAAGATATAATATTTATTATAAAACTATTATGAATATTAACTTTAATGATGCAAAAGATTCATTTTTAAAAAATGGATATTGTTCTTTTAATTTAAAAGATTTTGATTTAGAATTTTTTGAATTTATAAAAAACTTTCTTAATTGTTCTGAAGAAAAAAATTTAAGTGAAATTTTCTTGAAAGCAAGATTTGATGCAAACGATTTACAAACAACCTTTCAATATAAGACTTTTGAAGAAATGGAAAATTTCAAAAAAAGTTTAATAGAAAAATACGATTGGTATCAAAAAGATGGTATAACACCAAATACAACACAATGTTGGTATTATTGCCATACAATAGATGTACATGATTATTTGAAAAAAAATTCAAATTATAAAATTTCAAACTTAAATAAATACATAAGTGATAAAATAAATAATATTGTAAAATATTTTTATGATTTATCGGATACAGCAAAAATAAATAATAACGAACTGATGTTTAGTTTATACAATAAAGATTGTAGATTTACACAACATCAGGATGGTGTTGGAGTAAACTATTGTTCAATTATTATCTATTTGAACGAAAATTATAAAGCAGAAAATGGCGGCCTTTTATTATTAAATGATGAAAACGTAGTTCCTGAAATTGGTAATGTTGCTATTATGGATTTATCAAAACACAACATTAGACATGGCGTATCAAAAGTAACAGGAGGACCTGGAAGATTCGCAATACTATGTTTTCCTATTTTAGAAGGTGAAAAATTAGTATAAATTAATATTAATTTGGTAAATACAAATAAAATGGTTATATTAGATATATGGCAAGAGTATCATTTTCACAATATAGTATGTGGAGTAGTTGTCCACAACAATACAAATTAGCATACATAGATGGATTATCACAATCCACATCTAATATACATTCCGTATTTGGAACGGCAATGCATGAAACACTTCAACACTATTTAGATAAGTGTTTAAGAATATCCAAATCACAAGCTGATAAGATGATTGATTTAAAGGAATATCTCAAAGAGAGAATGAGAGAAACCTATGTTAAAGATTCTGCAGGCGGAACTCTGAACGTTTGTACTAAAGAGGAAATGGTTGAGTTTTTAGAAGATGGTAATGTTCTTTTAGATTGGTTTCAAAAATCTAAAAACTTCAATAAGTTCTTTTCACTTAAGCATGATGAATTGGTTGCAATTGAACAACCAATTAATACTAAAATTGCAGAGGGTGTAAACTTTATGGGGTTTATAGATTTGATTATCAGAGATACATTTACAGGTAAGTATCGTATTATAGATTTCAAAACATCAACAGCTGGTTGGAGTAAATATCAAAAATCAGACCCAGTCAAAAATTCACAAATACTTCTTTACAAAAAGTTCTATGCAGAGTTGATTGGTATTTCCGAAGATATGATTGATGTGGAATTTATTATATTAAAACGTAAGGTGACAATCAGAGAGGATATACCAACACATCGAATGAGTAAACATATTCCTGCAAATGGAAAACCATCCATAAACAAAGCATGGACAGGATTTAAAGGATTTGTGGAAAGTGTATTTGATGAAACGGGTAATTACCGATTGGGTATAAACTATCACAAAAAACCATCGAAGTTATGTGGTTGGTGTGAATTTTATGGAACACATTGTGATGGAAAAAATTAAGTAAAAACAATATATATTTAAAATTAGTTATGGCAAAAAAGAAAATTCTGTTATTATCTGATGACCTCCGAATGGCGAGTGGTATCGCAAATGTTTCAAAACAATTAGTATTAGGAACGGTTGATAAGTATGATTGGGTACAATTAGGGGCAGCAATCAAACATCCTGAAGCCGGTAAAGTTATGGATTTGAGTGAAGATGTTAGAAAGAAAACCGGAGTTGAAGATGCAAATGTAAAAATTTACCCATCGGATGGTTATGGAAATCCCGATATGATTAGGCAGTTATTGATGATTGAAAAGCCTGATGCAATCCTACACTTTACCGACCCTCGTTATTGGATTTGGTTATATGAAATGGCACATGAAATCCGCCAATCAGTTCCACTATTCTTTTATCACATTTGGGATGATTTGCCAGACCCAAAATACAACAGAGATTATTACGAAAGTTGTGATTGGATTGGATGCATTTCAAAACAAACTTATGGTATTACCAAAAGAGTTTGGGGATGGGATAAAGAAAAGTATTGGAACAGA